GACCAGCTTGGAGCTAGATATACAAGAGCGTTAGCAAGATCAATGGCACACACAAAGCAAGTCAAAGCCGCTGCTACATTAAACAATGCGTTTAATTCAAGCTTCACAGGTGGTGATGGCAAAGAGCTTTGTGCAACAGATCACCCATTAGGTGGTGGTGGTACATTTAGAAATGAGCCATCAACTGCTGCAGACCTTAATGAAACATCATTAGAAAATGCTCTTATTGACATTTCAAACTTTGTTGATGAGAGAAATATGATTGTTGCATTAAGAGGAATGAAATTAATTATTCCACCTGCATTACAGTTTGTTGCAGACAGATTGCTTGAATCAACATTAAGAGTTGGTACTTCTGATAATGATCTAAACGCAATTAAAAATATGGGTATGTTACCAGAGGGTTATACAATTAACCACTTCTTAACAGACACAGATGCGTTTTTCATTAAGACAGATGCACCTAATGGTTTCAAGTATTTTGAAAGAATACCATTAAGCACAAGCATGGAAGCTGACTTTGATACAGGCAACATGAGATACAAAGCTAGAGAGCGTTATGCCTTTGGTTTTTCAGACCCTCGTGCTGTCTTTGGTTCTCCTGGAGCCGCTTAAAAATATTTACATATTTTATAAGGGGTCTTTTCAGACCCCTTTTTTTTGTGTATAGTTAAAGTACCTTGACGAACAATTAAGTTCGACATTGGCCAAGACAAGGAGATAAACATGGCTAATACAACTTTTTCGGGTCCAGTCCGATCAGAAGGTGGTTTTACATCTATAAGTAAAAACGCTACAACTGGAGCAATTACTACACAATCTAGCATTAGTTCAGCAGGTGTTTCATCTTTTGATGCTAACACAATGGCTGTTGAAGCAGGCACTGGTATAACAACTGGCACTGGCACTATTTACAGAAGTTCTGTTCAAAGAGTTGGTGGTATAATCACAACAAGAATTTTAATTGATTTAACTGGTTTGAGATCAACTGGTTCAGGTGATATTATTGGTGTTAATGGCACATCTTTAGTTTGTCATATTGGTCAAATAACTGCTGCTAGAAATGGTACAATCTTAACAGGTAGTATGGAATGTTTTGAAGCACCAGCAGGTGGTGATCCAGACATTAACGTACACTCTGCAACAGAGGGAACTGGTGTTGAAGATGGTGCCATTGGTGATTTAACTGAGACATTATTGGTTAACGCTGGTGATGCAACACTTGGAAGTAAAGTTTACTTTACTGCTGTTCCAGCCGCAGATTCTTTTTTATATCTAACAACTGGTGATGCAACAGACGCAGATTACACAGCAGGTAAGTTGTTTATCGAGTTAATGGGTTACGAAGCATAGTTAGGAGAGTAATATGGCAGACGCAGTTACCTCACAAACTTTAGTAGACGGCCATCAAACTGCCGTCTTCAAGTTTACTAATATTTCTGACGGAACAGGTGAAAGTGCAGTTAAAAAAGTAGATGTTTCTGCTTTAGCGACAAACGTAAGAGGCGAGGCTTGTACCAGAGCCACCATAGAGAAGATTTGGTGGCAGTGTAATGGTATGAAAGTTAAAGTTTTGTTTGATGCTTCAACAGATGACTTTTGTATTGAACTTGGTGAAAATCAAAGTGGACATCACGATTACACATCTTTTGGTGGTTTAACAAATCCAGCAAGTTCTGGTGTAACTGGTGACATAATGTTTACTACAGTTGGTCATTCATCGGCAGATAGTTATACTATTATTATGCAAGTCAGAAAGAGCTATGACTAATGGCAAGGAAGCCTGACAAGCAACCGCCTAAAACTAAAAAATATTTCCGCTCCACTAAATCTGGAGCGGGAATGACTAAAGCGGGTGTTGCTCGTTATAGGAGAGAAAATCCAGGCAGTAAGTTAAAAACTGCTGTCACAGGCAAAGTTAAACCTGGTAGCAAAGCAGCAAAAAGAAGAAAGTCTTTTTGTGCACGATCAGCAGGACAAATGAAGAAGTTTCCTAAAGCGGCTAAAAACCCAAACAGTCGTTTAAGACAAGCAAGAAGAAGATGGAAGTGTTAGATGACAAGTAAAGAATTATTAAAAATGTTGGAAAAACATGAATCAGTATGTAATGCTAGATTTGATGGTATAAATAATAAACTTAATAAACTAGATACTCGCTTATGGGGTATCTATGGAGTTATAATAGGAGTGGCAGTTCTTGAGAAGTTTTTTTAATGGTTATGGGCAGGTCACAAATGTCACGACAAGTGTCAAAACCTCCCCAGAAAAGGAAGTGGAGTAATGCGAGGAAGAGGAAAATCAATTGCAGAAGACCTAAAGGATTTTCTGAAAAAGCACATTGTGCCGCTAAAAAAAGGAGAAGTTCTAAGAGCAAAAGGTAAACCATTAAGTGATTGTCCACAGTGCATGAAAAGAAAATATTGGTGCACCTGTTGGAAAGTATTGAAAGGAAGATATTATGCCTAAAGACGCTTGTTATCATAAAGTTAAAGCTCGTTACAGAGTTTTTCCATCAGCTTATGCCTCAGGAGCCATTGCTAAATGCCGAAAGGTAGGAGCAGCTAACTATGGCAAAGGTGGCAAAAAAGCCAAGAAAAAAGCTATGGGTGGCGTTGTCCAAATGGCTAATGGTGGTGATGTAAAATTTGAAGAAATTACACCAGGTTTAAGCTTAGAAGAATTAATGAAAAAAATTAAAAATATGGACTTTAATCCTAGAGGAAAACAAGGTGCAAAATTCACTGTGGATTCTAAAGGCAACGTTAAAAAGAATTTTAAAAATGGCGGTAACGTATCTAAAGGTAAAGTTAAAAGGCCATCAAAAAACCCAAATATTGCAAGAGGTTGTGGTGTTGTTATGAGTAACAGAAGAAAAGTTACAAAGTTTAGATAATGGCAGTTAGAAAAACAAAAGCTGGTCTTGCTCTTAAACGATGGTTTAAAGAAGATTGGAAAGATCAACGAACTGGCAAAAAATGTGGTAGGCAAAAAGGAGAAAAAAGAGGGACTCCTTATTGCAGACCAACAAAACGTATTTCATCTAAGACACCCAAAACTGCATCTGAGATGTCTGCATCAGAAAAAAGAAAGCGTATTGCACAGAAAAAAAGATTAGGTCAACCAGCAGGTAAGCCAAGAAGAGTTGAGGCAGCGAGGCGTAGAAAGAAAAAATGAGTTTAGAGCAAAAAATTTGTGATGAAATTAAAGCTTGGTCTAAATATGCCTTAGAAACTCCAAATGAAAATTATAATAATCTACCCTCATGTCCCTACGCAAAAGCCGCTTGGAAAAATAATAAAGTAGGTTTTGCATTAAAAACCACAAAAAATTATGATATAATTTATACTTTAATAAATAAATTCCATGATTCCAAAGAGTTAGTAATAGTTATTGATCTGTGTTATGAAGACAATCAAATATTTCATAACAATCTTACAAATCTAAATGAATTAATACATCAAAATAAATTCAGCCAAAGAGATATTTGGTTAATGGGATTCCACCCTGATGATGACGTAAATGAACTTATAGATGATGGTTCTTTTGACGAACTTGTTAGTGAGGAATATTCTTTGATATTCGTACAAAGACTGAGTAAGCTTCAAGAAAGTGCAAATAAATTGAAGAAACTTGGATATTATGATAATTATTATAATAGGTACGATGTTGAAGACATTTATAATCAACGTGAAAACTACTATAGGAGACTAAAATGGCAATGAGTCCAAGAAAAATGAACGCTATGGGCGATCAATTGAAGAAAGCTGCTAAAATGATGATGGGTGGCAAAGTAAAAAAAATGAGAGGTGGTGGCATGGCCAAGAAGATGCGTGGCGGTGGCATGGCTAAAAAAATGAAAAAAGGTGGTAAAGCCTAATGGCAACCTCAAGTTCTACTGATTTTGATTTAGATGTCGCAGAGTACATTGAGGAGGCTTTTGAAAGATGTGGTTTAGAAGCTAAAACTGGTTACGATTTGCAAACTGCTAGGCGTTCTATGAATATAATGCTTGCTGAGTGGGCAAATCGTGGCCTTAATCAATGGACTATTGAGCAAAGGACACAAGCTCTTACGATAAATGATTCAGAATATAGTTTAGCAACTGATGTAATTGATATACTTTCTTTAGTTGTTAGACGTAGTGGAACTGACTTTTCAATGACTAGAATAAGCAGAGATGCTTTTCTTAACTTACCAAACAAAACTTCAACTGGCAGACCTACACAATATTTTTTAGATAGGCAAATAACACCAAATCTAAAATTATTTCCTACGCCAGAAAACAGCACAGATGTAATTGTGTATGATGCTTTAACACGCATACAAGACGCAGATACTCAAGTTAATACTATGGAAGTCCCTTTTAGGTTCATACCTTGTTTAACTGCTGGATTAGCTTATTACATAGCAATGAAAAGAGCACCAGATAGAATACAATTACTCAAAACTGTGTATGAAGAAGAGTTTGAAAGAGCAATGGCAGAGGATAGAGATAGATCTGCATTTAACGTATCTCCTAAATTAGATTATTATAAGGTGGGATAATGGCTTTTGCTAGTGGTAAATATGCTTATAGAATATCAGACAGGTCTGGATTTAGATATAAATTAAAAGACACTAGAAAAGAATGGAATGGATCTATTGTTGGCAAAGATGAATATGAAGAAAAGCATCCACAATTAGAACCAGTAAGAGTTCGTGCAGATAATCAAGCAATTAGAGATGCTAGACCAGATACTAAAGATGATGGTAAAAAATTTATTGTTTATACAAACACGGGATTAGGTAATCTAGGAACATTACTTACGACATTTAGTGCTACGGCTTCAGTTGGAACAGTAACAGTGAGTACAACATGAGTTTTACATTAACCACACTAACAGCTTCAATCCAAGAGTGGACAGAAAATGATGAGTCTACATTTGTAGCAGAGATACCTTTTTTCATAAAAAATGCAGAAGAAAGAATATTTAAAGTTGTTGATTTAGATCTTTTTAGAAAAAATGTTACTGGAACAATGACAAGTGGTAACAAGTTTTTAGAAAAACCATCTGATTATTTAGCAACTTTTTCTTTATCTTATGTAGATTCGAGTAGTCAAAATGTTTTTTTACTACAAAAAGATGTTAATTACATACAAGAATTTACACCAAATCCCACTACTACTGGTAGTCCTAGATTTTATTCGTCATTTGATGTTGATACCTTTATAATTGCACCAACTCCAGACTCTAGTTATTCCGTAGAATTACATTATTATTATAGGCCAGCTTCATTAACAACTGATAATTCTGGAAGCACTTGGATAAGCACAAACGCACCAGATGCTTTATTATATGCTACACTTGTAGAGGCATATACTTTTATGAAAGGTGAGTCAGACTTAATACAACTATATACTGCAAGATTTACAGA